ACAATGACGGTGTGACAGTCGTCAAACTTGAAGACAAAGTTGCTACAACTCGTGTCAATAAGGACGGATCAGCTTCTGTTCTTGGTATTACTTCTCCTACATATACAATTGTCCAGAATAACGACATCGTCAACATTGTGGACTCTGTTATGTACGAAGCCGGTGCAATTTACCAGTCAGCTGGTGAACTACGCGGTGGCAAGAAGATCTTTATGGCTGCAAAGCTTCCAGACACATTAGATCTTACTCTTAAGAATATCGATCCAATCGAATCATTCTTAGTTGCTTCAAATACTCACGATGGAACAGATTCACTTCGCTTTGAAATCAAGTATCTTCGCTTGATCTGCACAAACGGAATGACTCGTTGGACAAATGCTTCATCTATCTCTTTCCGCCACTCAGCTCGTATGAGTGTCAAGATCGAAGATGTTCGTGAGACTCTAGGAGTTGTTCTTAAGTCAAATCAAGAGTTCAACCTTCTATCTTCTGCTCTTCTTGAGAAGAAAGTTGCTAACTCTGACTTCTGGTCAATCGTCAAGGATGTTCTTCCACTAGATGAAAACAACATGACTGAGCGTCAACAGAACAATGTTCGTGAGCGTCAACAGACTCTTCTAGGTATCTGGAACGGACCAACTCAGGAGAACATCAAAGGAACAGCATGGGGAATTGTCAATGCATTCACAGAGTACGAACAATGGACCCGCACAACTCGTTCAGCTAATGACTTTGCGGCTGGTGAGCGATTCATGATGAATCAAGGAACATCTCTCTCAGATCGAGTCTTGGAGATGGTTCGCTAAGACAAAAAGAAAAGAGCCCCTGCCGAAAGGCAGGGGCTTCTTTTTTGCTTCTTTTAATCTAAAAATGCAATGTGATTCTTTCCAGCTTTTGTTTGTAAGGCTATTTGGACTTGACCACCACTATTGATATCGAATCGGATTGCTGTTTTAACCGCTTGTTCTAAGATCTCAATTGCTTCTTCATATTCATCTGCTTCATCAATTCCTAGCGCGTGAGCAGCTCCAAGAGCAAGTTTGGCGCCTGTTCCTGTGGTGTAAACCTTGTCTTTTGTCTTTTCTAATCCATAGACTTCATCTATGAAGTACAAAGTTCCATTGACGGCAACTATGAAATCATTCTCAAAAGATGATGGATAGCCTTCAGATTTAATGTCATAACCTGAGATTCCAAAAGTTTTGCGTAGGTTTGGCACAAACTGAGTCACCATAAACTTGTCTAGATTTTTTGATCTTGGAGGTGCTGGTGGATTAAAAGCATGTTGGATCAGATTCATGCCTCGGACTAAACCTGCAGCAGAAACTAAGTATTTGCCATTTTCAGCAATTTTGCCCATAGGAGAACAATCAGCTCTCATGTCATAACCAGTTGTTTGCGTATCTGCAGCAATGATGCAATAGTCATCATGTTGATATGCAATGAGTGTTGTCATTATTCCTCCGTAGCCAGTTCTCCGCCAATAGCCATATAAGCTGCACCATCTACCCAACCATCTAATTTTTCAGGTGATTGGACTAATCGAGCAACTTTGACTTGATTCATACATAATGCAACTTGCCAAGGTTCTACGGTAATGCCTAAAACTACACTCCAAAGTTTTGCAATGCGGTCATGGTTTTCTTGTGGAGTTCCATAATCTGCTTGCCTATCGTTGTAAATTAAGTGTGTTGCTTCGTCTAAGATCTCTTTGCGATTCATTAGTCTAACCAAACTTGATAACAAGCAGTGACACGACCTCGTTCGGGATCAATGAAGTGGAGTCTTTGAGAAGGAACACCTGAGGCGGCCATAGAGTCTCTTGCGTAGCGGTTATCGGACTCTGTTGAACCGGTCCAATATACAGATCCAAGACCATCTGACATTGGTTCTTGCGCATGACGATGGTAATGACCGAGGTATATATCTTGAAAGTTCCAGTCGTAAGCTCCAGCTTTCCATCTGTTTCCTGCTGCTTGCCATCCGGCCGGAGAAGCAAAACCAGATCTACCAACTTCATCGCCATGCATAAGAAGAGCTCGATAGTTGCCGATCTCAATGCGCTGAATATCTTCAACACCATGGCGTGGATCCCATGTCAGTCTTTTAGCAGTCGCTTCTTCAGAACATAATAACTGACGAGCCAACTCATAACACATACGGTCAAAATTATCAGACTTCGGTACGTCCGCTCTTTTGTTTCCGATTCGGCCATGATTTCCCCATTCTGCGATAACAGTCACGTGGTTATAAACTGCTAATGCTTGTCGTACAACATCTACAATTAAACGACTAACCGTTATGTATTGGTCATATAAACTAAGATCTATTTCCCACAATTGAGCAGGATAGTTAAAAAGACCTTCAACCATATCTCCGCCAAAGCAGATTACAACATCATTGACTGGATGATCTTGTCTTTGTATTTCAGTAATTTTAGTTGCTTTGATTGTAAAGTCCATAACTCTAGTTCTCATAATTTCTGAGTTATAACTAGGAGTTACTTTTGCTCCTTGCCAATCGGTAAGATGCCACAAAGCGACTTCTGCTCTTTTGCGGCGTTTATCTACTTTTGGACCTTCTATTGGCTTCATTGGACCTAAAGCCAAAGTTGCATCTTTACATGCTTGGATTGTGGCTTCTACTAATTCTTCTGTCCGTTGTTTTGCTTTCGATAACTCTTTTTGAGTCCTGACAAGTGTCTGACGCAATTCTGCAACTGATTCATCTACTTCAATTTGTAGTTTTTTTGCGTCATCAGACAGAGTCATAAATTCCTAAAACACGGGCATTGTTTTTTTCTATGGACAGTAACTGCGGTATTTCCTACTTGGAAATTATGTGACCTAAGAAGATTCACGATTTGTATAATAGTAACTTTTGATTCAATAAGCTTTTCTAAGGCTTCTGCATCAGATGGAAGTAGTTCAGACTTTATTTTTCCAACCACGCAAAGTATTTTACCGTGATTGTTCAAAAGATCTTGTATAGCTTTTGATAAGTCCCCCGAGCTCATCATTAGTTACTTCCTAGTCCGTATTCTTTTTCTTTTGGATCAATTGCTTTAACAACTGGAGCAATAATAGATCCAAGTAGAACTGCATATTCAGGACGCATATCTGCTGCGATTGCAAGAATTACGGTAATACCAGATGCTGCAACTGCTCTTAGGTAAGATTTAATTGCCGCTTTGTGCTTTGGCTTAAGTTTCATGACACTCCTTTAGTTCTTTGGACGTGCAATTGCCATAATTGTATCGTACTTTCTGCGTTTTAGATAGAACCCATCACCATTAGATTGGCTACCTGTTTTATTGTCCGACGTATTACCTTCCCATACATTTACGTATTTTAAGGTTGTATTGTGATACTGGACAATTCCTACATGATCTGGTTGAGCATCTGCATCAAATTGGAAGAATACAAGATCTCCACGTTTTGCTTGGCCAATTGGTATTAACTGATTGCTTTTTGTCAGATACTTGAGCCATTCATCGCAAGAAGCATAACCTTTTGGTTTGTTTTTTGGTGCAATTTTGCCTATTAAACCTGCTTCGTGGTAAACTTTTGATGCTGCCATTGCACACCAAGGTTGGTTGTTTAATCCAAACCACTTGCCGAAAACTGTATCGTTGTTTTTGCCTTCGGTATAACCGATATAACTATCTGCTATTTCTTTTAGGTTTTTCACTTTTGCCCCCATTTGTAAGCATGGTTATTACTAATTCCATTTGTGTTTCTAATCTAGTCACTGAGTCTTTTAGACTAGATCCGCCATTAGGCTTTAATTCATTTAGGAAATGTTTAACAAGCCACCGTACGGCAACTACAAACGAACCTAATATCGATATGACCGCAAGTATCAATGCAGCCCAGTCATTCACGGTCATTCTTCTCCTTGAGTGCTTTTTCGAGGTCCCCCACTCTAGCCGTCAACATTGCTTTGTCCAGAGCTAGCAGACCGATCTGCTCTCTTAGTACAGCAATAACAACATTGATGTCTAGTTCTGTTTTATCGTCCATTTTATCCCCCTTTAGTTTAGTTCCTTTATAGCTATGATTTGTAAATCAGGATGTAGTGGTTGAGCAACTATTCGTGCATTATTTTTATCAGTTGCTTGCACTGTTTCTTTTACTAATATACCATCGTCGTTAAAACCAACTAAATAACTATGCATTGTTACCTTCTAATATTTCTATCCGAGTGTGCAAATCTTGAATTAAAGCTAGTAAACCTGGAACTATATATCTGTCATTCCATGATTCAATAACACCATCAACTTGATCAGCAGCTACAGAATATGCTGTTGCTACTTCTTCAGCAATAAAACCAGGTATCAATGAACCAGATCTATCATCGGCAGAATCTAAATAATCGGACTTATATCTAAAAGCTCTTACAGGTAGATCAAGTAATTTTTTTGGATCTAAATCTTGAATTGTCCGAATGTCAACAATGTCTTGCTTATAACGTTGACTAGATGCTGTACTGCGGCGAGTAAGACCGTTTGTGCTTGACATCCAAGTATTTGCGGCATTTGTAGTAGTTGTAGTATCTTGATTATAAAAGTTTGAAATACTAAACAAGTTCCCACTTATTACTACACCAGCAGAACTAGTTTGTACGTAAGTTGTTGAATTGTATGCAATTCTTGCATCCCCTGAAGAGACGTAAGCATTTGGGTAAGTTGTAACGTTAGGATTAAATGTTGATCCGTAATGCATTACGATTCCGTCAACAGAAGCTGGACCAATATGTCCAACGGTTGTGCTAGATTCGGTAAACGATATAGAATTTGTAGATGCGGATACAGTAACTCTACGTGCTCCAGATGAAGTGCGTAATGTAAAAGCAGTTAGTGTTCCAGCAGTTAAGCGATCTACAGTAATTGAGTTTGCTGCGATTTCGGCTGCAGTGATGGTCTCAACGTCAATCTCGTTTGCAGTGATAGCTAAAAACTCTAGTCTGTCGCCGCTAATAGAACGAGCCTGGATTTGGCTGGCCGTGATAGTTCCTGCAGCAATTTGAGTGGCAGTGATAGTGCCTGTAGCAATCTTTTCTGCAGTTATAGTTGTAGCAGCAATATTAGATGCTGTAATAGTACCTGCAGCAATTAAAGATCCTGTAATAGTAGAAGCGGCAATTTGACTGGCTGTAATGGTGCCTGCGGCAATCTGAGTTGCTGTAATAGTTCCTGCACTAATTTGTGCTGCGGTAATTGAACCAGCAACTAGTACGGTGGCGTCTAAAGATGCTGCTTGTATGCGACCAGCTGCTAAAAATCCAGTTGTAATTTTTTGAGCATCAAGATTCCCGATAGCTAAATTGCCAAAACCATAAGCTTCCCAAGCAGTACCATTCCAACGATTTGGTTTGTTATCTTCTGCAGTATTAAACCATAAATCACCAACTGCCAGTGTACCAGTTGGAGCTGTAGCTTGTCTGTATATTTTGTTTTTACCGTCGGCTGTTGTTTGTGCTGCTGTCGCTGCAGCGGTTGCTGCAGCTGATGCGGCCACCGCCGCCGCTGCACCAGCTTCTGCTGCTGCAATTCCAAGATCTTGTACAGAAACCCAAGCAGTACCGTTCCAAAAATATTGTTTATTACCGTCGTCTGTATCAAACCAAATGTCACCTACACCTGTTGCTGTAGGAGGCGATGTCTGATAAAATGTTTTTATTTTGCTATCAGCAGTGGCTTGTGCTGTAGCAATAGCATTGTCTTGTACAGAAACCCAAGCAGTACCTGTCCAATAGTATTGCTTGTTACCATCATCAGTATCGAACCAAATATCGCCCTCGGTTAATGGATAAACAGATCCATCTGGAGCAGTTGGTTGCCTATAAATCTTATTTTTGCCATTGACAGCAATTTCAATTGTATCAATTTCAGTTTGAAGTTCATCTACTTCTTCTGTAGTTGCTGCAACAATAGGAATAATAGATGTTGTAGTCATGCCAGTCGAAGTAACTGTAATCGGTGTAATTACGATTTGCGGACAAAGTGGCATTACTCCCCCTAAATAGTAATCGTGTACGGGTCAACTACGGATGTAAAATAACTTACTCTCCAATTATCTGCAGTTATAGAATGAGCTAATCCTTCTACAACACAGTTAATTGTAATATTTCGTCCATCATAAGTTAAACGCTTTACCTGGACAAGATCATTTAGTTCTGTTTCTAGCATATCTGTTGCAAGTGCACCAATACCAATTGCTGTAAAGTCAATTTGTTCTGCCAGTACTACAGCATCAGCATCTTTTCTAGCAGCATATAAAGCAAGATTTGCTGCACTAGTTTCGTTTAGAATAGGTGCATCTAGTTTCTTAGACTTAAGTCCATATGTAGCAACACTAGATGTAAACTTTGCTGTTTTCTGAGCTTTTTTTGGACCTCTAAATACTATTGCTTCATTGTAAACATAATCAGTTCCAGGATTGGTAATAATGCCGTCATAGCCAACACTATTTGCATCGCCTTGGTCACTAAATAATAATCTAGTTGGTCTAGTAAACTTGTCAGATATAGGAACAAGCGTTGCAACACCTGATCGACTTACATAAAATCGTCCACCAACACAGTTAGCACATTGCTCTAGCATTTCAAGACAACTCATATTTTGTTTTGTCTTTTGCATAACTGTTGTTCCTGTAAGACTACGTCCACCAGTCCATTCAGCAAGATCTAATGCTCGAGTTGCTCTAGCTGAAG